CCCGTGCAACAGGCCCATGTTGTGCGATGGGTTGGCGGTGAAATATGCCTCGGCCTTTTCTGGGTCAGAGATGGCGCGCTCCGGCTGCTGCCAGCCAAAAGATGTTGGCCCCTTTGTCCCGGCAGGCATGGCCACCAAGAACCATCCAATGTCTGACGTGTAGCGGCGCGCAAATGATGCTGCGTCACTCATTGCTTTCGCCTTTCAGGTAGTCTGACAGCTTGGTCAGCGTTGCCAGCGTCACGTTTTTCCCACCATCGGCGACGTGTTTGACAGTCGGATAGGACAGCCCGCATCGCTCGGCCACAACAGTTAGTCGCCGGTCCTTAAGCATATCCTGTATCTTGTGCAGTTCTAGCATTTTTGGCCTCGTTTTTTGAAATCATAAAAAACATCTTGCACATGCTGAAACATTCTGCAAGTGTGCCGGTGTTGGATGTGAAAAAGAGAGGTTCGAATGACCAACGTGCAAGCACTTGCGCGGGACTGGCTTGAAGCCAAGCGCGCAGAAAACGCGGCCAATGCGGCCCGCATCAAGATCGAGACACAACTGGCACAAGCGCTGGATGTTCCCGACGAAGGAAGCAAGACCCACAAGATCGACGGCTTCAAGGTTACGCTCACCCAGCCGGTGACGCGAAAGCTGGATGCTGCCGCTTGGGAAAAGGTGAAGCAGCATGTTTCGCCCGATTTGGCTCCAATCAAAGTAAAGCTGGAGCCTGACGCCACCGGCTGCAAATGGTTGGCCGAGCATGATGCGAAAACATGGCGCAAGATTGCGCCGGCATTTGAAACCAAGCCGGGCAAGATCGGCGTGAAAGTGGAGGAGGTGTGAGATGGCAATTGATCTGAAAAGCCTATCAAAGCCCAAGGGCGATAGGCCGGTTATCATGACGATCTTCGGTGAGGCCGGTTTGGGCAAGACCACGCTGGCAGCCTTGATGCCGAAGCCGGTCTTCATCCGCACAGAAGATGGCACGATGAGCCTAATTGGCAATGACGATGTGGCGCTCTTTGATGTGGCCACCAGCACCAAAGAAGTGCTGGACCAGATCGAGGCGCTGGCCACGCAAGAGCATGGTTACAAGACCGTGGTGCTGGATAGCATCACGCAGCTTGCCACCATGATCGAGGCCGAGATTGTCGCGGCCGATGCAAAGGCCAAGAGCATCAATCAAGCCGGTGGTGGTTATGGGGCTGGCTATGCTGCGGCCGCAGAAAAGCATCGTCAGGTGCGCGAGTGGATCGGCGCCTTGGCCTATGAGAAGGGCATGAACGTGGTGTTCATCGGCCATGCCGACACCGAGACGCTGGATCTGCCCGACATGGATGCTTACGCGCGCTATACTGTGCGGATGCACAAGAAGTCGCTGCCGCACTACACCGACAACGTGGATCTTGTGGGCTTTATCCGCCTGAAGACATTCACGCGCGGTGACGGAGAGAAGAAGCGCGCGATCAGCACGGGCGAACGAGAAATCATCTGCCACCCTGTCGCATCCAACGTCTCAAAGAACCGGCTCGGCATCACCGCCGCATTGCCGTTCAGCTTTGAGACCGGAAACCCTTTCGAAAAATTTGCAGCGAAGTAAGGAGAGAAAACGATGCAATTCAACGGCTTTGACGCCAATCAAGTCGACCCGAATGTGGTCTATGAACCGTTGCCCGCCGGATGGTATAAGGCGGTCATCACAACGTCTGAAGAGAAGCCCACGAAGGCGCAGACCGGCAGTTATCTGCAACTCGGCCTTGAGGTGATTGAGGGGCCAATGCAGGGACGCAAGCTGACCGATCGGCTCAACCTGAACAACCCGAATGCAACGGCCTCGGAGATTGCCTATCGCACGCTCTCGGCCATCTGCCACGCTGTCGGGGTGATGACGCCTCGGTCATCGCAGGACTTGCACGACAAGCCGCTGATGGTGAAGGTCAAGGTGAAGCCAGCAGACGGCCAATACAGCGCCTCCAACGAGGTGGCTGGATACGAGGCACCCGGCAAGCCTGTTCTGCAAGAGACGGCAACAGCGGCCGCTTCTGGCGGCGCTACGCCGCCTTGGAAGCGCAAGTAACGTCAATCAAGACCTAAGCCCCTGCGGGGGCTTAGTGCTGGATAGATGGAGGCTGAAATGACAACGATGGGTGAATTGAAGGCAATTGTGGACGCGCTGCATGATCTGCACGGGCCGGACGCAATCGCAACATTTGTATATCAAAAGTCCGCCGGAAGGACGGGTGCGGGGGATTTGACAAGCTACAGGGTCAGCGTAGGGTTTGGTGCCTTCGTGAGATTTAACATAGGCTCACCACGCGGGGAGGCAGAATGATGGACCTGACGCAACACGTTACGCCGGCAACGGTCAAAGCGATTTATGACCATTACATCGCCAAGCGAAAGAATGAGCATCGGCCGCATCTTGGCGGCTCCCAGATCGGCAATGAGTGCGAAAGGGCGCTGTGGTATCAATTCCGCTGGGCATGGTCGCCAGAGTTTGAGGGCCGCCAGCTTCGCCTGTTTGAGACGGGCGATCGAGAGGAAGAGCGGATCGTGTCCAATCTTCGCGCAGTTGGCGTGACGGTTTGGGATCGCGATCCAGAGACTGGAAAGCAGATCCGTTTTACCGCCTGCGATGGTCATTTTGCTTTGTCGCTGGATGGTGTCGGTGAAGGCTTTGCAGAAAGCAGCAAGCCGCACACGCTTGAGTTCAAGACGATGAACGAGAAGAACTTTGCCGCGCTGAAGGCAAAGGGCGTGAAGGAAACCAAGCCGGTTTATTGGGCGCAGTGCCAGATCGGGATGCACTTGGCCGAGATCGATCGTTGCGTGTTTATGGCAGTGAACAAGAACACCGACGAGATTTACATGGAGAGGATCAAATACGACGCGGCCGAGGCGTTGATGCTGATGGCCAAGGCCGAGCGTGTTGTGTTTGCAGCCACGCCGCCTTCGCGCCTGTCAGACGATCCGTCGTTCTTTAAGTGCCGTTTCTGCCCCTATAAGCCCGTCTGCCACGGCTGCAAGATCCCAGAAGCCAACTGCCGCACCTGCGCGCACGCAACGCCTGAGCGCGGCGGTGATGGGGCGTGGAGTTGCGCCAAAGGCCGCGATATGTGGGCGCCCTGCACGGCGCATCTGTTCATCCCGCACATCATGCCCCCAGACCTTGAGGTGAGCGACACGGGCGAGGATTGGGTGGAATATCTGGATAAGGACACGGGCGAAGTTGTGCGGAACGAATGCAACAGCGCCGATCTGCATAAGGGGAGGATGCTGTGAAACTGGAAGAAAAGGTTCTGACATACCTAGAAGTCATCATGAAGGCAGAGACGCTTGAAAAAGCGAAGTTTGAAGCTCGGCTTGCCATCAATTTGATAAAGTCAAAGGCAGGGAAATAATGAAGCTTCGCCCCTATCAAACAGCCGCCATTGATGCCCTTTATCAGTATTGGGCGGATGGTCGCGGGGAGAACCCGTTGATCGTAGCCCCAACCGGCGCAGGTAAGTCTGCCATCCTTGCCAAGCTGGTTGAGGACGCGATGGAGTATACCGGCACGCGGGTGATGATCCTGACCCACGTAAAAGAGCTGCTTGAGCAGAATGCCAAGACACTGCTGCGTATCGTGCCGCACGCTGACATCGGCTTCTATTCGGCCAGCATCGGCCAGAAGCGGCTGGATAAGCCGATCACTTTTGCCGGTATTCAATCGGTTTACCGTGAGGCTCCCAACATGATCCCGCCACCGGATCTAGTGCTGGTGGATGAGGCGCACCTGATCCCGAAGAACAGCGAGACGCGATACGGCCGCTTCATCAGCGATTTGAAGCAATGCAATCCGATGGTAAAGATCGTCGGCCTGACGGCGACACCTTACCGGCTCGACAGCGGCTTTTTGCACAAGGGCAAGGACGCGATCTTTGACGGCATCGCATATGACATTCCAGTCGGGATGCTGATGGACGAGGGCTATTTGTCGCCGGTCATCTCTAAGGGCAGCTTGAACAAGATCGACCTGACCAATGTGAAGATGCGCGGCGGAGAGTTTAACGAGACAGACCTTGCGACGGCCGCGAGCGATCCAGCCTTGGTCGAGGCCACGGTGAAGGAGATCGTTGCTCTAGGCGAGAGCCGCAAGGCATGGCTGATCTTTGCATCCGGCCTTGGACATGCTGACATGATCCGCAAAGCTTTTGCGCGGGAAGGCTTCGACATTGAGGTGGTATCTGGCGAAGACCCGATGAACGAGCGGACTGGCAAGATTGAGGCCTTCAAGCGCGGTGAACGGCGCGGGCTTATCAATTGCGGGGTTCTGACCACTGGCTTCGATCACCCGGCCGTCGATCTGGTGGCGATGGTGCGGGCAACGGCTAGCGCCGGTCTTTATGTTCAGATCGTTGGACGAGGCACGCGGCCAGTCTATGCGCCGGGCGTGGACATGGAGAGCAAGGAAAGCCGGTTGGCGCACATCGCCAAAGGCCCGAAGCCAAATTGCCTGATCTTGGATTATGGTCAGAACGTTGAGCGGCACGGGTTCATTGACGCCATCCAAGTGAAACCGAAGGGCGAGAGCAAGGGCGGCGATGCTCCGGTGAAAGTGTGCGATGTCTGCCAGACGGTAAACCATGCGGCCGTGAGAAACTGCATTGAGTGCGGCTTTGAGTTCCCGGCGCCTGCGCTGAACCATTCGACCAAAAGCTACAGTGGCGCGATACTGTCGACCCAAGTTGAGGCGGAGTGGATGGACGTGGACGCAGTGAGTTACGACTTGCACCAAAAGGAGGGGAAGCCAGACAGTGTGAAGGTGACTTACACCTGCGGCATGGTGCGCGTCAGCGAGTGGCTTTGCCCAGACCACGGCGGATATGCTGCCAGCCGCTATCAGGCGCGCATGAAGGCGCTGGACAGCACCGCCATGACCACGGAAGACGCGCTTGGGCAATGCACCATGTGGAACTGGCCCAGCCGGATCAAGATCAAGCCTCGGGCCGATAACCCGAAGTTTAACGAGATCGTGCAGTTAGACTACAGCGCACCAAAACCACGCGCGCCGAAGGAAAAGACTGAGGAGGAGAAGCGCCTTGAGCGACTTGCCAGAGAAATGTTCGCAGACTTATGAGTGCCGGACATGCACGCACTTGGTCGATGAGCGGTATTGCATGAAGTGGCGCGACATCGTGCCAGATGAAGTACAGAAGGAGGGATGCAGTGAGTGGACGCAAGACCCACCCTTCTGAAACGGAGGAGCAGGAGGGCTTTGTAAATTGGTTTCGCGCTAAGTTTTCGGGCGTGTTGATCTTTGCCATTCCAAACGGCGGCCATCGCTCTATCAGCACGGCCAAGCGTCTGAAGGCCGAGGGCGTTGTGTCTGGAATCCCAGATCTTCACGTTCCGGCTTGGCGGCTGTGGATCGAGATGAAGCGCGTGAAGGGCGGGAAGCTATCGACCGAGCAAGAAGCGATGATCCTGCACCTTGAGGGCTTGGGCCACAAGGTCGTCGTTGGTAGAGGCGCCGAAGATGCCAGCGCGCAGATTGTCGAGTGGATCAAAGCGCACAAAAAGTAAGACCGCCCATTTTGTGGACGGTCTAACCTCAACCTTTTCCCGATCCAATCTCGCCACCGATGGCGGCATATCCGGCCAGATCAACAGCCGAATCGACGTGTGCCGGGTTGGCCTTCATGCGGGCCAGCTTCATCAGCGCCATCATCACGGCCACGTCGTGCGATTTGATGTTCCGCCCAAGGTGGGCCGACCAGTAGGCAGCGATGAGACCGAAGTTGGCCTCGGCGTCGCCGTGCGCTTCCTGCCGATCCTTGGTGACGTACTCTTTGGCGGTGTCCAATATCTCGGCCCGGTTCATTTCCACGGCTCCCGGTCGCGCAGGCTTTCCAGCCCGGTGATCTGGGCGATGCGGTTGCGGTAGATCGCGCCCGGCACGATGCCGCCCTGCATCCAGCGTGACATGCTGGATTTGGCGACCGGGATTTGGTCGGCCAGCCAGCCGAGCTTTCGCCCGCCGTCCTTCGCCCATTGTCTGATTAAATCTTGCGCCTTCACGGCATCCTCCTGTGCTTCGGTTCGATCTGTCTATTTGTGAAATAATTTTGCGTCAAGCGCATTTTTCTGCTTGCATGAGGTGAGACGGGCTGTATGGTGGTGACACGAACTAACAAACAAGGAAACAAACAAGATGACCCACAAAAACGCCATTTACGTCAGCATCGGTCGTGACGCTTACTCTCCCAAGTCAAAGGCCATCGTGTTCATCGTGCAAAAGATGACTGATTGGTCCACGCGGCATGGAGTGTTTTTCCGCACTGAAATCCGCAGCGGCAAGCGTGTGGCACAATTTACCATCCACGCATTCGGTCGCCGCATCATAAATCTGGTGGCCGCATGACTGACTTAGAACTTGAACTCAGCAGGCTGGGCGTCATCGCCCGGCCAGCACCCCGCCCCCAGCCAGCGGCCTACGCGCCGCCTCAGTGGAAACCGACTTACCCCGGCGAAGAACCGCCGTTTTGAAGGAAACTAACAACATGTCAGACCCAACCATCCTCATCACTCTGGAGCAGGCCGAAGCGGCTCTGGAGTGTATCGACCGCGACATCGAGCGCAATTACACCGACGACCACCCAAACTATCACGACGTTGGCGAGATCATGTTTCTGTTACGCCGCGCTGAACTGCGCCTGCGCTTGATCGCCGCAATTAATGCAAACAAAGGAAAATAAACCATGCGTATCCGCGACGTCCTTTCCGCCATGATCGGAACCCTGTGCATCTTCGCCGTACTGTACGCGGCCCTTCTGTTTGGCCACGGGATGGGGTGGTAAAATGGCAATCAGACTCGGAGCAATGGACACCCACATCGTGCTGACCGCGCTGTGGGATTACCGCGAAACGCTGACCACCTGCAACGACACTGCGCCCACCCCGCATATACAGGCCAGAATTGCCAGCGTTGACCGCCTGATCGCATCGTACCGGAAATCGTTTTTCGCGCTGGATCGGCTGGGGGTGGAGTGATGCAAATGCAACCCGTTGAGATCATTGTAACGAACCGCCTCCAGACCGGCACAACCTTCGCCGTGCGGGCGGATGCCATGACCGAAAACATCTTCATCCCGTCCAAGCTGGCTCTGGAAGCCAACGTGCGGCCCGGCATGAAAATCATGGCCAACCTCGTGCCGAACATCC